ATTTCAGCGGTATCGACGTCCGCGCCGTTGCCGATGGGATTGACGATCATGGCGGGGCGGTGCTGGCGTTCTTCGCCGGTGTATTGTCGCAGGAAGGTGGGGATGCGATTGACGGTGAGGCAGGGACGGCCCTCGATTTCGCGTTCGGCTTTGATGCCGGCATCCCACTGGCCTTCGCCGATGGAGAAGCGCAAGTCCGCCAAGGCGCGCGTGCGCGTTTCGGATTCAGAGTCGGCAGTGATTCTGAATCGCTTGAACGAAGTCTGAAGAAGTTCCTGCTCTTCGGTTTGCTTCTTCGATTGCGACTTGCTTTTTGAGGTCAGCGTGACGGGCATTTAGGCGGACATTGCTTTTTTGTTGACGATCACTCGCACGTCTTTTTCCTGGCAAATAATAATATTCTCGCCCCATCCAGCGTCGGCGGTTTGCCAATCATGCCATTTGCCGATGATCACTTCGTCGCCAACCTTTACGTCGAGCGGCTGGCGAACGATACCGCCGTTGATGCCTTCGATCCACGGACCGGGACCGACCTTGAGCACGATCGCGTGGCGCGTGGTTTCTTCCATCGCTGCATTCTCGGGACGAACGATGGATTCGTATTTCAGTTTCATAGGGATCATGCGAAGCAAGATGCGGTCGCGCAGTGGCTCCCACTCCGTTGTGAATTCGAGGCAACCGGGAGTTGTGTGCCACCCGCCGTCGCCGAAATGGGGAGAAACGTACGTCCCCGGGCGATTGCTTGCTGCGCGCTTAATTTGCTCTTTGGTTTGGGCCATTACGCGAGGTCGCTCAATTTCGCCATCTTCGCGGCGTGTTTCTTGTCCATCGCTTTCCCTTTCGCCGTCTCTTTCGATCCGCGCATGGCACCGATAGAGTTGGCGACTTTATAGGGAACCTTGCTGTTCTTGCCGTACTGCTTTTTGAGTTTGTCGATGAGAAACTTCGGCACGGCTATTCGCCTTCCGTTTCGATGTCCTCAGCGTTCTCGTGCGCCGACCCTTCGCCCTTCACCGCGCCCATGCCGGTATGCTTCGCCATGTGGGCATGAAACCGCGCGCCTTCGTTCTTTTTGAAGACGTGCTCTTTCGGCTCGCTGTCGTAGCCCATGGGAACGTGCTTGACGATCACTCCGCCCGCGAGGCGCGGATGAACTTCCATGTGCGACATGGAGCTTTTGGCTTTCTTCGGCTTCGCGCCGTCCACCGCAACCATCGTCGGATTTGTTTCAACTTTCGGCATCTTTCACCTCTCGTTTCGGTTTCCACCACAGTGGATTTTGACTGGCACGATAGATAAGCAATCGCGTGAACTTGCTGATTTCGCTGCGTGAGAAGTATTCACGGCGGGCGAGCATTTCTGAGTACAGAGCTTCATAGTTGAGCAGCGGGATATCGCTCATCGAACGATGCTACTCACGTTGGGTTTGTTTTCGGTTTGAAATAGGGCTTCGCACGCGATTGCTTGGTTCGCCGTCATGACAGCTTCGCGGATCTTCCGGATCGCCGCGGTCTGATCGGCGCTCGCGGGCGTGTTTGCGACGATTGTTTGTGCAAACGCTTTGCCGGATTCGCGGATCGCCAGAAACTTCGGCAATTGTTCCGGGGTCGGAGAGTGGTACGTGAACCAATTGTCCAAATCTGCGTCGGTGATCATTGTTGTTTTCCTTTCCTAGCGCATCCAGCCGGTGCCACTATTCGAAGCCACAAGTCCCGATAGCGGCGACTTGCGCTCTTCCCGCCTCACTGCAACCTTGACCGCGAACGTCATTGCGAGACAGTCTGCCTTGTCCGGCGAATCAAGCCCGCGCCGCTTCTGATCGTCCTTGCGCTCAATGAAAATGCTCCCGTGATGCACTTTCCCACGAGACACATCGAACATCGGCCCGGTCAGTTGCCGGTCAAGCTCGGGATCGTTGGGAATCTCCGCGCCCGCAACAAGCCAGTCGCGCATCCAGCCCCACACTTCCGAGCGCTTGTTGAAATACATGTTGCCGTCTTGCGGTTCAGCGCCGCCGTGAAACTCAAATAGGTTGTAGCGAGGAGATTTGTAGCCAAGAGCGCGAAGCTGATCGATCACGCCGCCGCCAATGCCGTCACCGTCCACCACAATTGCATCTGGCGTGTGCATGCCGATGAAGTCAACGATGCAGTCAGCGGTTTTGTCGGTAGGAATGCCGCGATACGTGCCCAGAATCTCGAATTTGCGCCCCTGTCTTAGACCTATGACGGTCTGATCGTCACCGAATCGAGCGACATCGCAAGAAAGTATTTTTGGCAGAGATTCGTGACCTGTGGACTTGTAATTTCTTGCAGCGGCAACCAAGTCTCCACTGATGAACTGGGAAGTTCCCGCACGAGGAAACTCACCTCGGATACGCCATCGGATATAGTCACTATCTTCGCCATATTTTTCGACCTCTTGGCGCAGCTCTTCCTTGTTCGTGCCCTCTACCGTGCGCGAGTCGATTTGAAACGTTTTCCAGCGGTGTCGGTCTGAGCCAAAGCACTCGGAAAAACGACCTTGATTGCGAGTGGGATTGCCGAACACGAGCCAGATGATTTCCGTGTCTTCGTCGGTCAGAGCGCCGCTTGTTCTGTCCCAAATCACATCCGCGATAGCCGAAGCCTCGTCATAGATGATGACAATCCGCTTGCGCTTGTTGTGCAAACCGCTGAACGCATCGGGATTCTGCGCGTCCCAAGGAATGAGGTCCGTGCGCCAGGTATTTGCATGGCGCGGATCGGCGACGACGATACTCTGCGCTTTCACGTCAAACCATTCGGAGTTGATCGACAGGCGATACCACTTGGCGAGTTCGGGATGAGTTTTTGTCTTGAGCTGCGCGCCGGTGCCGGCGGTGATCACAGACTTGCAATCCTCACACGTGGACATGGCCCAATCGTTGATCATGGCGAGAAACGCGGATTTGCCGATGCCATTTCCTGAGGCGACCGCGATCCGGAGAGGTTGAAAGCGGGTCTTGGGGTTGGAAAGATGGTCGCCGATCAGCGCGAATATTTCAGACTGCCACTTATAAGGCCCAAAGGAGGATTCCAGATCGCCTGAATTCCACGGATAGGCATAGAGGGCAAAGCCGTGGGGATCGTGCGTTAAATCGCAAATGTCAGAGATAACTTGCTCTTGGAGTTCAGGCATGTTTACGATTCGCGATGCGCGCGCGACTGGCAGCTATTTTGTCGGCGAGTGAATCCAGGCCGGTGTGCTCGACCTTGTCGGTGAACAGTTTCAAATGGCGGCCCAGACGCTCAAGGTTCGCACCTTTGTCACTAAGCTTGAAGGTCGTTCGGATGACCTGCTTACGCTCACCATCTCCGGACCCACCAGTAGTATCGGATCTGATTTCTTGGATCGCCGCCGCTTGATCGCGCGTGAGGTCGCTGAGATTAATGCGGGCCTCGCCCCTCTTGTCGACCGTAATGAAGTCGAGCATGTTGGCGTAGGCGAGTTTGGCGAGTTCGCCGAGAACGCGCGAGGCGGTAATATCGAGCTTGTCCGTTTGCTTTTTTTGGAGTTCCGCGATGCGCGCTTTGACTTCAACATTCTTCAACAGCCTCTGGCCTTGGGAATATGCCGTTTTTGCGCTGTAGCCAGCCTTTTTCGCCGCCTTCGTTGCGTTCAAGTCGATGATATAGGCGCGGCAAAACAGTTCGATGCGATCTTTGGCCTTGTTCATCGGCCCACAAATTCCTGATACGCGCCGCCGGAAATGAGTTGCCACACAGGAATGCCGCCAGATCGTTTCACTTGCCAGCCACGATTGTCGCCGCGAATGCGCATGCGTTCACGGTCCTTGAAACGAGCAAGCCTTTCGGCTCGTTTTTGTTCTCGGCTCTTTTTTATGGGGAGAGATGATTCTGGCAAGGGCGCTATGCGATCAACCGTTTTGAGGCTGTCCCACGGTCGCCGGGACCGAAATTGATTGAGCGAACACAGAATAAAGGGAATCTTGTATTTCCCGCAAGAGCAAGTTTTGGTTTCGTGACGGACTCAACATCAATTCTCCGGTTTTGTGCGTCCCAGCGCTTTCCTAGCGCACTCCGCGGCCATCCTGGGATCAATCTCAACCTGCAACCTGGCAAGAGCGTCTGTGAAGTGAGCGTAGCAACCGAGCAACGAAGGTATGTCACCGGGCAGCCATACCCACCATGACAAACCGATCTTGCGGATGCGGATCTTCACGCTTTCGATTCACCTTTTCCCTCTGCCCGCGTGGGGCTACAGCCAAGACCAGATTTTTATTTTCCCGGTGTATAGCAAAATCACATAAATAATCCACACCACTTGCGAAATCGCTAATCCACCTGCGATGCAAAGAA